TGCGTTCTAAACATACTTTACGCAACATATCTGGCTTAAATAAAGTTTTCATTTGTGCGTATTCATTTGGCTTTCTTGATGCATCTAAAGCATCTAAACCTTTACCATATATCATATTAGATATACCAGTAATAATAGCACCATTTGTAGTTGAATATAAGAACCTATCAATTAAAAACTGAAAGTAGTTATTATCATCACCATACTCAATATAACCTTGCTTTTTATTTTCTTGTATTTTAGGTGATGTATAAGCACTTAAATTTACAATAGAAATATTTGAATTATTCATAAACTATAAAATCATTAGTTGTTTGATTTGCTACATATTCATCTTTGTTAATTGTGTAATTAGCTATGACTTGATTTGTGCAAAATATTTTGTCTTTATAAACTACATCAGTATTATTAAGAATTGATAATGTATAAAAATTACCTTCTTTTAAATCAAATGTAGCAGTTGTGTATAGATAATAACCATCTATATAAAAATCAGATGATATAGTAGTACTTTCATTTGTCATTTCATTTACTAAAACTATTGATGTAGCTTTATAAGTTCTTGGAATGAATTTCAATGATTGTTCTTCTACTTGCTCTTTTAGAATTATCATTTTCTTTTTATTTAAAAATAAAACTATATTGAAATTGTTTTAATATAGGATTAAAATAAAAAAGGGATGCTTAAACACCCCTTAATTAAAAAACAAAAAAACAATTATTATGAAAACTTAATCTGTAATAATAACGTTAAATCCAGTTGTAGCTAAATCATTCAATAAGAAGTTAGCTGGTACTGGCTCCATTCCTGTTAACGTCAAAGTGTATCCACTTAAATCACCCATAGCTGCTCCAGTTACAATAGTTCCACCTGTTACATCCATTCCGTGTTCTAATCCACAATAGAAGAAATTACCATTGTTATCTTCAACAATTACTTGTGGTCTACCATAAGACAAAAGTTTAATTTGTTTATGGTCTACTATTGATAATTTTTTCAAAGTCAATGCTAATTCTTGTTGAAAGAATGTAGTACCATTTTCTCTTGAAGATGTAATTGTTTGAGTAAAAGATGAAGTACCTTTCAACTCATATCTGTAAGCATCTGGTGTTCCAGTAATTTCGTCAATAGCATCAGTATTATCACCTGTACCATAAACAAACCCTGTTACTTCCCCCCAATTTACAAAATAAACTGCTTTTAATCCACCATTGCTATCTTTGCAAGGTTCTAATCTACCTAAACTAATATCACAAGCCATATTTATATATTTTTAAAGTTAAAAAAAAGGTGGTGTTTTTGCACCACCCTTAATTTGATTAATAATTAATTATTAGTTAGCAGCGTTAGTAATACCATAAGTTGTAATATCCTCAACTATTCCGTATTGAACACCAGCAGTAAATCTCATTACAACTCTAACATTTTGGTCTCCTAAAGTTTCTGAAGTATCAATTATACGAACTTCTTGGCTATCATTTAATAAACCAGTTCCAAAGAATAAGTTAGATTTTTGAGCAGCAATAGCAACTGTTGGTGCTAAACCTTCAGCAACAAAGATTTTAATTCCATCAAAAGAAAGTGAACCATTGTTATACCATTGTGTTCCCATTGCATTAGTACCATTAGCACCTAAACCTGATGCACCAAAACCACCTAAAGCACGTACATATGCTCTTGCTGTTGCTTGTGAAACGTATAAGTATAAATCTTCTTTTCCATACAATGCAGCTGGAATTGCATCAACTAATCTTCCAAGTTCACCAATAACTGTTGAAGCAGCAGTAATTTTTGTTCCATCAGCAGCAATTTCTTGTGCAGTTGGTAAACCAGCATCTAAAGTAAGCAATCTTGTAAATCCGTTAAATTCCCCAGCATTAGCAGTTACACCAGCCCAAATATTTTGTTCTGTTTTTTGTGCAACTTTAGCAGCTACGTGAGCAATTAAGAAATCAGCAAATGAAGGTGGCAAACTATCAAATGCTGAATATCCCATTTGAATTGCTTCCCAATCGCTACGAAAATCTTTCTTGCACAAGCTCAAATTTACCTGAAATTCTTCGGGCTGTAAGATTTTTTCTGTTAAAGTTACAGTTGAAGTAGCATCAAAGTCGCAAGTTGCATCTTTTACGATAGCATCAGTAGCAACTTTTTTCATTACTTCTTTGTACTTAATATTTGGTTTTACTTCAATACCACCATTTTCGATAGTATTAGCACTTAATAATGCTGCTGATATATATTTACCTGCAAACTCACCAGCATAGGTTGTTGTAATTGATGTTGTTGTAGCCATTTTTTATTTAATTTTTATTTTTATTATTTGTTTAATTTACTCAATACTACATCAAATGTTGTAGCTTGTCTTTTTTTAGAATATAAATTCATTTTAACTTCTGATTTAGCTTCTGGATTGTGTGATAAAACTTCAATCTTATCATTTGACAATTCAACTGCATCTACTACTTCTGTTTTTGATAATTTTAATTCAGCAATTTCTGCTCTTAATTTTTCAATTTCAGAAAAGAACATTTCTTTAGTAACACTTTCAACTACTCTTTTTGGTGTTGCTGCTTCAGCATTCATTTCTTCTTCTTTTTTAGTAGTTTCTACTTCTACTTCAACTTCAGGTGCTTCTTCTTCTGGCATTTCAATAGAAGCAATAACACCTTCTACTTCTAATTTTAATACATTACCATCTTCAAGCATATACTCTCCAACTGGCATAGGTACTTTATCTTCACCATTAACAATAAAGATTGCTTGTTCTGGTTCAAATGCTTCTGCTTCAATAACAGTAACACCATCTTGTAATTTCATTTGAGCAAGTTTTACTTCCATACCCAAAAGTTCTTTAATTTGATTTACTACGTTCATATTTATTTATTTTAATTTATTTGCTTCTGCTTCCATTTTACTTGCAAACATTGAATATTTAACAAAAGCATCATTTGCTTCTTTATAGTCTGGAATAGTTTTAACATCAATTCCTAAATCTTTTGCAGCTGCTTCTATTTTTTTAAATTCTGGTAACATATCATTTGCAATACTATCGCCTAATTCTCTCCATTTCAACATAGCAGAAATAATTTCATTTAATTCAACTCTTATTCTTTGTCCTTTTTGAGTTAAACCTAAACCTTCATCATTATATTTTTTATAACCAGCAGTATACTTTTTAATAGCATCTGTTAAAGCTAATTCTACTTTTTGACTTGATAAATCTACTTTGTCAAATAACTTATTTCCAATTTTTTTAACCTCTGGGTTCATCTATTTTTTATTTAAAAATTAATACTATTTATATTTGTTATAAATTGTTTATCCGTTTGTTCTGACTATTGTTCTAACTCCGTCAACAACTGTTACAGTTGAAGTACCTTGTGAAACTGTTGAACCAATACCTTGATTGATTAATTCACCTTTACAACATTCTGATGAATATGTGCTATCATCACATAAACAACCTCTTTTAGCGTCTTTTGGACTTGTGTATTTGTTTTTTCCCATTTTAAATATGTTAAACATTAATTAATATTTGTTTTATTTTTTCAATCAATTCTTGCTCTTTACTTTCTTGTAAATTTAATTCTGCTTTTTCAGAAAAATATCCTTCTATAGAATATCCTTGATATAAACCATTTTTTACATCATTCCAAACTTCTTCATTGTCTATTCTTTGAACAACTACCCAAGCACCTTCAACAGCGTTTAAATTATATATTGCAGATTTATCACGTTTAACATCTTCAACTATCCAACTTTCTATTGTGTAAACACCTTCAGTTTTTTTGTCGTGTTCTAATGTTGAATTATGTATTTTAAGTTTCTTTAAATATAATTCTGATGCTTTTCTAACTGTATCTTTTGAGAAACGAATGTTATATTCATAATCACCATTTCTTCTGTAAATATCTTTTTCTGGTATTAAAGCTAAACCTATAACTATTCTTTTATCTTCATCAATAGTTTTTAATTCAACTTTGTGTTCATTTAATGCAACCCAATTTTCTTCAATAGCTGGAAATTTAACTAAACTAATAGCATCAATTCCATCTTGAATATTTTGTTCATCTATATCTAAATAAATAGTTTCTAACTTTTTCATTATACTTTTTTTTAAAAATTAAATTATTTATATTTTGTTTTAAATATCCAACATTAACTATGTTTTTAATACTTAATGTTGCTTTTAACTAT